CATTCAAACCTTTTCAATACAGCAGTTTCTATTAAAGCAGCATCATTTGAATATACAAGATACTCCAATTTAATACCTGGTGTTGTACTTCTATGTTGTTGCAATCGCACATCTATATCAACACCTTCAAAACCAGGCTTGAATTTGACAGATTTACCATCGACGTCAGATATAATATAAAAAACAGGTCCTTCTTTAAATTTATAATATTGCTTTTTTTGTAATAACTTACGATACTTATCTTCAGACTTTTTTAATTTAGTTTGAAGTTCTAATAATTGATAGTCTGTTTTTTCTTTACCTAAACTAACAGTTCCGCATAATGCTAATTCTCTAATCCATCCAGAAACTTTAATAGAAAATTTTGGAGAAATCCATTGTGCAAGTGGAACCGCTAAATCAGGGTGTATCCATGAACCTCCATATTTTCCCTTTGTTGTCTGTATATTTTTAAAAGCCGGGATCCCGGGGTTTAAAAAATCATCATGGGTTTCTATTTCATCTTTAATATCTTCTATTATTTCAAGAGAATTTTTAACATTTAATTTTTGAGAATCTTCTAGTGCTTTTACAAGTTCTTTTGTAGATTCCAACGAATTCCAATGGTTAAATTCTTTTCCTCCTGCTTTGCACATCGCCGTAGCGTTAATGAAACCATCTTCTGGTCTTGATAATACAATTATACCGTTTAAATTAATTTCCCCACCTAAATTTTTAAGAATACTTTTTTGTTCATCATCTTTCTTTTTTTGTAAATGATCATCAATAATTTTCATAATAATTGGTTTATCCATAGTTTGGTAAAATTTAACATCAAGTTTTTTAGCAATTAGTATAATTTGTTTTTTGTTATATTTAAAGCTATCCTCAGGTTTCATACTATCTAAGTCTTCAATGAGTTCATCTAAATTTTTTTCAAATTCAAACATTATTTCTTCTGCAGAATTTTTCGGTTTTAGTTTGCATACGTCACACACGCTAAATTGATTTGCCATCATTGAACCACAATTACCTAAACAAACATACGGATTTAATAAAGATTTAAAATGGTCTATAATTTTAACTAGCATAATATCTTTTTTCCTATCAGAATGACTTATAGTTATTTTATAATCTCTTACAACAAGTTTTAATAAATCAACTGACATTGCTTTTAGTAAATTACTTAAAGCTGTTATATCTGTTTTAACTTCTTCTATACCTTCTTTATATTTTTTAAACTGATCTTCGTAATTAATTTTCTTTTTATTTTTTCTACACTGAATACATTCTTTTCTAGTCGCTTCAAATTTGTCAAGTGTTAATTCTTCTTCACATGTTATACATGTACGATAAACAGGTATTACTGTTTTTTCTCTTGGAACCAAAGTCGGGTCCTCTTTAAATTGTTCGGCTGTAAGTTGATTATTATCAATCATTTTTCGAGCCTTAATAAGTTGATTATAACATTCTTTACAATTTGCTTTTCCATCGTAAAATTCATCATTGTTCATATATTTTTGACAAAATGCGTTACAATATCTTTGACCTTCTGGAGCATCTTTAATTTTTTTGTTGAATTCATTTAAATCCAAACTCGTTTTCACATAATTTCTAAACATTTTCTATCCATATTATAATTCCCATATCTTCAAATCTGAATTAAAGAAAATAGACAATTATTGACATCATATAATATATAACCCATTTAAAAACTTCTTGTATAATACAAAATGAAATATCAAGATCCTGAAAATATTGAAAGTGTTATGAAAGATATTTTGAAGTTACAAACTGTGAAAGAAGTTTATGATTTATTATTAACTATATATCCCGATTTTGTAATTAATGTTATTTCTTCATATTCAACAGATTATCCACATTTTGATTTAAATTGGCGAGGTATGTGTGAAACATTAAAAGTACAAAAAACTCAAATTATTTTAGTTGATCAATATCCAGAAGATGGTGATCATCTTCTTCTAAAAACCTTTTCTGAAATTCTAACTCAAGCTGGTTTTATAATTAGAAAATATACAGAATTCATTCCATGTTCTGTATGTCAAGCAGCTTTACCAAATGAATTTATTTATAATAAATTAAAAGAAAATAATATTAAGACTCCAGAAAAATGGGATACCAAATGTTCCAAATGTTCCATATGTTAATGTTCCCGTATTTTTTAATTTTAGACTTATTGTAAGTCTAAAATTAATACTTTAAATCTTTCAAAAATAATCTGATCTTCTTTTGCATTTTCCGTTTAAAATTCGGTATAAGTTTCAAATATTTGTTATTATTGATATTATCATTTAATAATATCTTTTGTAGTTTATAATTCTTTTTTTCTTTACTTCTTCTTTTATATTCTTGTCTATTTCTTCTCCCTCTTGGAGTCACAAAATAATCTTCATAATCAAAATAGTCTTCTTCAGAATCAGTGTTTTCCTCTATAACATGTTCAGGTTTATCAATTACTTGTTTCGTTGATAAAATTTTGATCTTTCTTCTACAGAAGGGACATATTCTTTTTTTCAGATTATTATAACAATCTTTACATATATAATGTTTACATTTGAAAAATGTCATTTCCTCTTTTAAAATTTTATCCTCGAAACAAATATCGCATTCCATTTATTTAATACAAGAAAATATTTTTTTATTTTTATTTTAAACTTGTTTACAAGTTTAATATGGTTTAAATATAAGTGTCCCATTATTAAAAATATGGCTGTAATTTTTAATTATTATTTAAAAACATCATAAATAATTATAAAATGGGAGGAAGTTTAAAACAAGAGGAATTAACCGACATTAAAAATAGAGGAAGTCCTTATAATAATATTAAGAATTTTGTAGAAACTGGAACTTATAAAGCGGATTCAACATTAATAGCATCTAAAGAGTTCGAAAATGTATATACTATAGAAATATACGAACCTTTATACCAGGAAAGCAAAAATAGAGCAGCTTCTGAAGGTGTTATAAATATCCAATTCTACCTTGGAGACAGTTTAGAAAAGATGAATGAGATTATGCCTAATGTTTTACAAGGCGCGGTGTTTTTTATAGATGCGCATATTTCCGGAGGAGATAGTGGTTGGAATGGAAAAACAAGGGTACCTTTAATAGAAGAACTTGATATTATTCTATCATATTCAGTTGGACCAAGTGTTTTTATTTTTGACGATTTGAGATTGTGGAAAGATAGAGTATGGGATTGGGCACATATTACGAATGAATATATTGTTGAAAAATTTAAAAATAAAAATATAAAACTGTTGTGTTTTTTTGAAAAAGATGATCGCTTTTATATTTTTACAAAATAATTTTTTATTTTTACAAAATAATTTTTTATTTTCTGTAAATAAAAATGTCTTGTGTATTTACTAATACAGAATGGGACGATAAGTGTAAAGATTACGTAAAAAATGAAATATCTATAGCGATATCTGGTTATTCCCTAACAACATCTCAACTAAATTGTGTTTGCGATAAACTTTTTAAAGATTATACACCTGTTACATATTACAGGAACACAGAAGTGGTTAAGAACGTTATAAGTAAATATATACCAGATTGTAAAAGTTCTAGTGGGGGACATACAGTCTTAATAATAATTATTGTTTTGATAATACTTGGTGTTATTGCTGGCACTGTATTTTATTTAAAAAGTAAAGGTGTTATAAAGTTCTAAATTTAATTTTAATAATATTACGATATTAAAATTATATATTTAATTGATTTTTGATATGTTCCAGAGATCGCTTGACAACTTAGAATCCAATAAATAAAGATAAGGTAAATAAAAATATCCTTTATCTCCCCAGCTCGCTCCCCAAGAATTTCTAATAATCCAATGATCTTTTGTATATCCACAAACTACTACAGCATGACCACCTAAACAGTTTTCATTCGGTTTAGGCATTGGAACCATACCACTCTTTGCTACTTCTGGACTTTCGAACGAATCATATACTGCTATACCGACAACAAATGGGTTTTTATTAAATAATGAAGTTTTCATTGAAGTAAGATCTTGATGAATATTCAAAGAATCAATAACTTTATGATTTAAAGCATTTTTGTATGCGGTATCGCTTGGTTTTTGTGTAAATTTTTCTATAATATAAGGACAGTCTTTTTCCGAACATACACCAAATGTTTTTAAAGATTTAATACCGTCAGATAGCATAGCACCACTGTCTTCCGTGATAGTATTCTCAATTTTTCGTTCATTATAATATATGAAAAGTCTTGACGGCTTAAAACCAATATCGACTTTTTCGTCTACAGTTTCAAACTCAAATACTCCACATAGAGCATTTGCAGTACAGGAACCTAAGTTTCCCTGGTTGTATACAGGAGGAAAATTAGATCTTAAATCTACAGTTTCAGGCAAAGAAACTTTATTACATATTTTAAACTTTAATTTTTCATTATTCAATCTATCAATTTTTAGATTGTAAATACGTTTAGAATTTTCTTCCATTTATTAAAAAGCAAGATTTTATTTTAAAGTTATTTTTAATTCTAAATATTTAGAATTAAAAATAAAACTTTACCAACAACTTGGTGGTGGATTTTCAGTTGAATAAATAAATAATCCAGTATCTGCAAAACTCAATTTAGTTTTCCATCCAAGTTCCTGTAATTCAGAAATAACCTGTTGTACAAGTTTTAAAATCATACAACTGTTACTATTACAATATTGCATCCTAAATGTGTCTAAGTCTATATATTCATTTTCTTCTTTGCGAGTAAGTAAATTTATATATATTACTTCTCTGAATAATCCTAAGACTCTATCGTAATTAATTTGTTGAAAATCTTTAATATTTTTAACATTTATATGTTCTGGAAAAGAAATCATTTTATAATTAAAATTATTTCTTTATATTATTTTATCTATGTTTTTTATTTGTAATTTCTATTTCCGACATCCTTCTTTGTAGGTCTTTTACTTTTGAAAATAGTTCATTATAGGTTTGTCCGGAATGATTTTTATTATAGTCATCTCTTCTTCTTGGAGTTCTAGGACTTGGAAAATCATCTGACGATGAAGAAGATCTATCAGAAGAAGAACATTCAACATCTGAATCGCTTTCTGAAGAACTTTCAGATTCAGACTCAGAAATATTATTTATTCTTTTAAAATCATTTGGTTTTTTATTAAATGATTTATAATAAGAGTATGGATTTTCATCTTCTTCATTTTTGCTTGTAAAAGATTTATTATATATCATTGGATCTTGTTTTCCGTATTTATGTTTAGCATTATGCCTTCTTTCTTCTTCTTGTCTTGCTTGAATACGTCTTTCATTTTCAAGTCTACGTATATTTCTTAATTCCTCTTCACGCTTTCTCTGATCATCTTTTCTTGAGTCTACTCTTTTCGTTTCTTCTCTTCTCGTTTCTTCTCTTCTCTGGTCTACTCTTCTCTGGTCTTCTCTTCTCGTTTCTTCTCGTCTTGAGTCTTCTCTTCTTGGATCTTCTCTTCTTGGATCTTCTCTTCTTGTTTCTTCTCTTCTTGTTTCTTCTCTTCTTATGCTAGCACTGGATATATTGCTTTTGGTATCGCTAGTTCTACTTTTGACATCCTCACTCTTATATTTATTAATTAAACTATTTACAATTTCATCTTCTTCTATATCGTTATCATCTTCGTTATCACTAACTTTTACGCTATTTTTTTCGTCGTGTTCTACTTCTACTTCTACTTCTACTTCTTCTTTGTTTTCTTTTTTGTTTTCTTCTT